CAACCTCTGCTGAAACTACAACAGGAACAGATGCGGCAAGAGTTACTACTCCTGCTGGTGTTAAGGCTGTTACTGATGCAGAACGAACCACATCAAATAGTAACTATGTAGCAAAAGCTGGTAGTACATTAACAGGCGTATTAACTATGCCTAATGGTTCTAATTCAGCACCTGCTATAAATTTTGGAGATAGCGATAGTGGAATATTTGGTGGAACGAATACTGTTAGTCTGGCTGCTGGAGGAGCAACAAAATTAACAGCAAATGCAACTGGTATCGGTATTGGTGCTGCTGCGGGTGCATTGTTTCATGTAACAGCATCAAATCCAGAATTAAGAATACAAGGAACAAATGGTAGTGGAGCTACTCATAAAATTTTTACAGCAGGAACAAATAGTGAGTCTTTACAAATAACAGGTAGCTCAAATTTATTTTTAAATGCAAATGTTCAATATTTTAGATCATCTAATGAATCTACTGAGTACGCGAGGATAGATAGTTCAGGTCGGTTGCTTGTTGGTACGTCTAGCTCAAGAAATACTGGAGGATCAACAGGCTCGATTCAAGTAGAAGGAACTTCTTATAGTACTTCAAGTTTTTCTTTAACTAGAAATTCTAACGATAGTGGTAATGCCTTTCTTGTATTAGGAAAGGCAAGAGGAGCAACTGTAGGTTCTAATACAATTGTTCTAGACGACGATAATTTAGGAGCAATCAGGTTTGCAGGTTCAGATGGAACAGACTTAAATAGTATTGCTGCTCAGATACAAGCTCAAGTAGACGGCACTCCAGGGGCTAATGATATGCCTGGTCGTTTGGTATTTAGTACGACAGCAGATGGAGCAGCTTCACCTACAACACGACTAACAATAGGTAGCGATGGTAAGGCTACTTTTACTGTTGATGCAAGTATAAATTCAGTCAATATTGGTAAAGGTGCAAACTCTGTTGCTGGTAATACTGTTCTTGGAGAGAGTGCTTTAGATGCTGCTGTTACTGGTGGATATAATAGTGCGATTGGTAAATATGCACTTACAGCTAATACTTCTGGAACAAATAATACTGGTGTTGGGTATGGTGCCTTATTTACAAATACTACAGGCTTAACAAACACTGCTGTTGGTATTCACGCTTTATATTCAAACACAACAGCATCTGGGTGTGTTGCCGTTGGGGGCAATACATTATATGCAAACACAACAGGTAGTGCTAATACAGCCGTTGGTCTTGATGCCTTAGTAGCAAACACAACTGCAAACAATAACGTTGCGGTTGGTTCGACAGCATTAAATGACAACACAACTGGAGCAGATAATACAGCTTTAGGAACTTATTCATTACAAACAAACACAACTGGTGCCAGCAATGTTGCTGTTGGGCATGATGCTTTAGGTTTAAATACAACAGCATCTAATAACACTGCTGTTGGTCGTAAGGCTTTATACGCAAACACAACAGGAACAAGAAACACTGCTGTCGGTTATACAGCATTAGACGCTAATACAACTGCAGATAGGAACACTGCTGTTGGTGCATATAGTTTAACTGCAAATACAACAGGTGAATATAACACTGCTTTTGGTGATTCTGCATTACAACACACTTCAACAGGTAGTTACAACACTGCTATAGGTAACAGTGCATTAACAACAAACACAACAGGAGCTAATAACGTAGCTGTAGGTGAAAGTGCTTTGTATGCAGGAACTGATGGCAGCGGTAAAGTTGCTATTGGGTATCACGCATTAAAGACGGCAACAGATGGTAGTTATCAAATTGCTATCGGTTTCGAAGCAATGAAGTCTACTACGACAGGAACAGGTAATACAATGATTGGTTTTAGATCTGGACATAACCATACAACAGGAATAAGAAATACAGCTCTTGGATATAGTGCTTTATATAGCATTACTGAAGGAGCAAGAAATACGGCTATAGGATACAACGCTTGTTCTTCAATCACAGATGGAGGTCACGATAATACGGCTGTTGGTTATGGTGCTTTGACATGGAATAATAATGGTGATAATAATACTGCTGTCGGTTCAAGTGCATTAATAAATAACACTACAGGAGGTGCAAATACAGCTCTTGGACATAATACATTAAGTACCAATACAACTGGTGCTAATAATGTAGCTATTGGAGATACTAGTTTAGAAGATAATACAACTGGAGCAGCTAATGTTTCTATTGGAGTTATAGCTTTAAGAGATAACACTACTGGATCTGGCAATGTAGGAATTGGTTATCAAGCATTAAACTTAAATACAACTGCTAGCTTCAATGTAGGTATAGGTTATCAAGCTTTATCAACAACAACAACAGCAACAGGTAATACTGCCGTAGGAGCTGAAGCACTTAGGTTAGCAACTACTGGTGGTACTAATTCAGCATTCGGAAATGGAGCATTAAGAGCGACCACAACAGGTACGCACAACTCTAGCTTTGGTTATCAAGCATTATATGCAAATACAACAGGACAAAGTTGCGTTGGAATTGGTAACTATGCGTTATATTCAAACACAACCGCATCTGATAATACTGCTCTTGGTTATCAAGCATTATTTGTAAACACAACTGGAGATTCTAATACTGCTGTTGGTTATCAGAGTTTAGCAGCAAACACAACTGCAGATGATAGTACTGCTGTTGGTTATAAAGCATTAAAAGCAAACACAACTGGGCATAGTAATAATGCTTTTGGTACGTTAGCCCTAGACGCAAATACTACTGGAAATCAAAATACCGCAGTAGGTAGACATGCCTGTGGAGGCAATACAACTGGTGATGGTAATACTGGTTTAGGTCATGGTGCTTTAGCTGTTGCTACGACAGCAGATTATAACACCGCCGTTGGTTGGCACTCTATGGTTACAAACACAACTGGAGACAATAATACGGCGATGGGCAGGGAGAGTTTAGAAGACAACACTACAGGTGAAAGAGGTACTGCTTTTGGTGCTTATGCTTTAACCAACAACACAACAGGAGATAGGAACGTAGCTCTTGGTTATAACGCTATGGGGAATAACACAACAGGTCAATATAACACTGCCGTTGGTGCGTATGCTTTAGATGCTCAAAATGCTGATCACAATACTGCGATTGGCTATTTCTCCATGTCTAGCAATACAACAGGAACTTATAACACTGCCATTGGTGATTCTACGTTATATACAAATACAACAGGAAGCTATAACACAGCAGTTGGTTATCAGGCTTTAACTTCAGCTACAACAGGAGGCAATAATGTAGCAATGGGGTATGGAACCCTAGACGTACTGACTACAGGATCTTTCAATGTTGCTTTAGGATTAGGTGCTTTAGACGCTGCTACAACAAGTTCTCAAAACACTGCGGTTGGTTCGTATGCCCTAAGTAATGACACAACGGGAGCAGATAATACAGCAATAGGTTATTACTCGCTGCTTGACGTATCGACAGGTTCTTATAACACTGCTATCGGAAGACAAAGTGGAGAAGAAATTACAACGGGAAACTATAATGTTTGTGTTGGTTATAGAGCTGGTGATTATGGGACTGTTTTAACCACGGGACAAAGGAATGTCTTAATAGGTGCCTATGCTAATAGTTCTGCTGCTGCTGCTGAGTATGAAATGGTGATAGGGTATAACATTACAGGACAAGGTGATAATACATCTTCTGTAAGAGGTACACCTTATAACTCAAGCAACGCAGATTGGGGTACTTATTCAGATATAAGAATTAAGAAAAACGTAACAGAGAACAAGAAAGGATTAGATGCTATTAATCAAATTAAAGTTAGAAATTTTGAATATAAAACAAGAGAAGAAATCTTAAATGATAGTCCTGAATTAACAGATGTTATTGATGCTGCTGTTAAGGAACAAGAAGGAGTACAAGTTGGTGTAGTTGCACAAGAACTACAAGCAGTATTACCTGAGTTAGTGCAAGAAGAAAGTACAACAGTGCTTTCAGTTGTTCCTACAGAATTGAAGTGGTATATGGTTAACGCCGTTCAAGAGTTATCAGCAAAGATAGAAGAGTTAACCGCAAAAGTCACTGCCCTCGAATCAGGGTAGAATAAACCTATTCATTCTTAATTTCCATGGAAGAAAAAACAACCAATGAAGTAGCAGCAATTTTTTCTGCTTCTGGTGATAGCGTTACCGTTATCAACACTGCTAAAACGTCAGATGAAACTGATGATGAATTTAAGGACAAAATCAAAAGAAACGTAGAGCATCTTGAAACAATCAAGGCTTATAAAAAGTTAGATGGAACAACTTCTATCTGGGGTTCTGAAAGCTTTACCGCTATTGATGCGGCAATCACCAAAGGCAAAGGGTTACTCTGATATGCAAAAAATTATTAACATCGTCGCTATTGCGTCTGGTGCTGTATCTATCGCTGTTGTCGGGAGTGGTCTATTTATATACCTACAAAGAGATCAACTTATTAATAAGGTTAAGTCTCAAGTCCTTGAATCAGTTACTGGATCACTACCTTCTTTAGTAGATACTAAACTCCCAAGTATGACTGGACCAGCTAGTCCAATTCCTTCTGCTGGTTTAGGTATAAGTTTTCCTAGATAATGGAACAAATACCTGATATTGATATTCAGGTTACTCAGATAAGTACATCACAAATTCAAATATGGAGTCTACCTGTAAGACCTACAGCTCCTGAGACTCCACCAGTTACTGTACTTATTGGTACCCCTGTAGTTGATATACCAGGTTGTGTTGAATTTCATCCTGATGATAAGAGAGCACAGAATCTACCAATAGAGGATACAAATGGTTTAAGAACATTATGTCCTAATGGGCAATATCCTAGTTTTAACGCTATGGATTACAGTCCTGAGGATTTAATTTATACCACTGCAGCAAAGCCACCTGCTTATGCAGCCCCACCTGATCCTGAAACTCCTGAGACAAAAGTACCTGAAGTACCTAAGGAAGAGGTTCCATGCCCTGGTCCTAATGCTCCTCGTATAGGAGACGTTGCTCAGAATCAAAAAGAAAAGGTAGTAGGTTTTGAGTTAAATGAAGATAAGACAATTTGTATAACGTTATATGAGGATATTGGAGTTGTTGAACAATATCTACCCTCCGCACAGCTTGCTACCACTACTGCGGTTATTGCATCTACTGCTGTTATTTCTAGTGTCCTTGCAAAGCCTTTAGCTGATTTACTTTTAAAAGCTGTAAAACCTATCGTCAAAAAAGTTATTACAGCAGTTCAAAAGAAGCTTGGTAAGACTCCAAGAAAATTAACTATTTCTGAGATTCGTTCAAATCAGTACCGAGAGAAAAGGAGTCTCCCTCCTTTAAAGGAGCCGAAGAAGAAATAGAATGTTTATGAGGACCAACTACACCTGGCGGATTCACCAACATAACGTCAGAGCAAATAACTGCTGACTTTGATTTAGGGTGAAAGACTATTCCAGATTTTAATAATTCCCCACAATTTTTTAGACGTGCTATTTCAAAATCTAATCTTTTATTAGCTATAAGTTGATTTCGCATGGCGAGCCGTGTATCCACCGCCCGTTTACATCTGGCTTGCAATCCTCCATCAAGGGGTATGGAAATGGTTGCGGAAAGTCCCAAGGATAAGTTGAATTGATCTTTCTGACCTGTTCTTGTGGGCACGTGGTAGAGAATGCTTCCTGGGTTATCGATGACGCCATCATTGTCGGAGTCAGAAACATCATATACAGGATCGTCATAATAATATTGGCGTGGTTTCTGAAAGCTATGGCTATCAGTAATAAATGGGGTGATATTTAGAGTAGGTCCTTGGCAGCTGATTCCATCTCCGTAGGTATTGGTAATGTATGGTCCTTGTAAAACCTGGATGGCTTGGTTGGTAACAGAGCCTGAGCTATTAGCCACAGGATTAGCAGTGGCGCTAACACCGCCAACGTCCGAAGAGCGTACTGCTGTAGGGAATAGTGCATTCGCATTTAATAAGATTAATAAAAAGTAGCTTAGTTGCTGAAAGTTGAAGTTGTGTCGGTGACGCTTTGTATTTCTGTAACTCTCTGAATTATTGTTTGATTGACCATCCCTGGAGCGCGATAATTTTCTGTAAATTGAAAGCTGCCAGCAGGATTTACTATTGTCCAGTCTGGTTTGTTTGCAGCGTCTAGACCCGTCCATGTGGAAGTAACACCCTGAAGTGTATTTGAATTACCAGTTACCGCATTTGGTGAGATACTTGATCCCGAATGCTCAACTCCTGTGCCGGTCACAGTATACTGCCACCCTGTCTGATAATCAATTGAATTTATCGTCTCCGTTACCTTAGATGTTGTCTCTGTATGGCTGGTCATTCCACCTTGAGTGAAATTTGGAATAACAGGAACTGCTCCAGCTTCAGGTATAAACAGTAGTGATAAGAAGGTTAATAAGCGCTTCATACTTGCCTATTTAGTCTCCTATGACTACCTCACTTACAAATTGCCCAGTTGCAGTTGTACCAGCCGACCCGGCAACTATCGTAACCACTCCTGCCGAAGTAATTGTTCCTGCAAGGTTACCTGCTACACCTCCAGATTGTGTTGTGGTATTTCCGAAAGCTGGCATATCAGCTACCACTCCAGAGGCAACATCCACACCACTACCTATTGCGGGTATTCCGTCTCCTTGAGTGTAACTTTCCGAAAAACTGAAGGCACTACCTGCAGTATTTACCTCGTAAGTGCCTGCTTTCATCGTTGCAGCAGCTGTTGCTGATCCAATCGTCAATCCTCCAAACACGTCACTATTTCCAGCACCAACTTTAATGTTTGATCCTGAGACGGCGTAGGTTGAGCCGATTCTTTCTGCACTTGTTGCTGCTCCCGTGACTGATAGCTGAGTTGACGTTGATAGTCTATGAACTAGATCTGCCTTTACAGAAGGTGCAATAAAGAACATTAATAAGGGGATTAGTTTCCACATAGGACTAAATACTTCTTTGTCGCAATATAAGTTTACCTGAGGTTAAACTTAATACGTCTTGCTACTATACGATGACTGAGAAAGTAAAAGAATCTTCGGTAAAAAATGATACTGAAAAGAAAAAAGGCGTGTTTGGAAAAGTAAAAGATGCAATCCTTCCTGATCAAGAAGAACAGGCTGCAATTATATCTACAGGGGTCAGAATTGTAGTACTTGGGTGGTCCGGTGCGATCTTGACGTTAAATTATGTTGCGATTCCAGGTGTGCCTCAACAGAAAATAGATCCAACCTTCATAGCTTCAGTGTTCACAGGGGTTCTCGCCAGTTTTGGCATTGCTACAGCGAGTAAAAAAGGTGATGGAACGATGAAAATGAATGGTGAAAATAATGGACAAGTTAGTAAGAAAGATATGGAGATAATGATTGAAAAAGCTGCTGCTAATTCTGCTGTACAAACTATTAGAATTGAACAAGCTCCATTAGTAATTAAGGCTGAAAATCCTAATTCTAAAGATGATACAAAGTATCAGTTGTAACTAGATAAGGATTCGGTAAGATACGGACAGCTTTTCTCTGAAATGTGTCATCTATTCATTGGGCATGGGTTTCCGTCACGTCAAGATGTCATACATGGTTAAAAAGCCATCCTGTAGATGTAAATAAATTACCTGTTGAAGAGAAAGCTCAAGTAATGCCATCGCGCTCTATATTGCGCTGTAGGGTGCTTGATAGGCAGGATGAGCATACAAAGCTAGATATGCGTGGATTAGGCGACTGGTGGGTGTTAGATAGCCATTGGAATGGATTGGCTCCTGATACAGAAAAAAAGCCTTACTCAGTTAAAGGAGATTTAATCTTTTTAAAAGATTTCCCTTATTACTACCAAGAGTCAGATAAAGATGATGATAGCCATGTTTTTACTTTCTCCATGTGCTTAAAATATCTCAAAATACCAGGTATCAATGGGGTTATGGATTATGTAGAAGCTGTTAATAAGCATGGTTTAAGTCGGATTAAGAGTTCAAATGCTAAAGCTTTAGAAGAATTTGGAATAAAAGCTACATTTACATACTCTGCTGATCCAGAAGATATAAAAAAACAGATAAGAGCTGGTCAACCCGTTGCAGCTAGTTTGTTATGTAGAGGAACACCAGAATATCCAGCTGGTAAAACTCATCTTGTAGCAATTACCGGATATGGGAAAGATTACTGGTTAGTTCAAGATCCGTTTGGAAAAATGGATCTAATTAACGGACTTTGGTCTGACAGAAACCCTTTAGCTGGAAAGGATATGCGTTATAGCTTTCAAGATATGAACCCAAGATTATTTGCCAGTGGTGGTGCATCTGGTTGGTGTTGGTTAAATTTTAGGGAGATGTAGATTTAGGACGGCTATTCTCTCTTTGATGAGTATTTAATTTTCAAATCATGGCAGACGCTCCGAAATCATTAGACGATCAGTTACAAGAACAGCGTGAACAGTTAGAAGCACAAATTAAAGAGCTTGAATCGCAGCTTATGCGTTCTAAAGAGGGCTATTTAAAAATCTTAGGTGCTCAAGAGTTCTCTGCAATTCAAAAGCAACAAGCTGAAGCAGCAACTACAGAAACCACTACCGAGGTCGTAGACCCCTGATATTATGTTGGGCGAGTTTAACAAAAGTCGATATCGAGCCCTTGAATTACTAGCTGATCATGTCCGTGCTCCATCTCGTGAACTTTCTATAGATGCGATTATTTGTGACGTTAGCGATGAAGATCTTCGCTGGGTCACAGACAGAATTCATTATTACCTATTGAAATTACTGGAAGATGCTGATTACGATCCAGCAGATGAAGAAAATATAATGATTACTGAAGAAGTCAAAAGCTAAGTTAATGCGCTTTACAGTTTTTTCATACGCGAAAAACGCCTGTGTTTCATTGCGAGCAAGATCTTCTCTCCAACTTAATTGTTCTTTCTACAAATAATGCTAGACATAGATTTCGACAATATATTTTTGATGCATGGGAGTGGAAGTGTGCTTATTGTGGCGAGCAATTAACAGCTCAAACAGCAACAATTGATCATATAATTCCAAAATTTAGAGGTGGGCAACATGTAAGGGTAAACATGTGTTGCTGTTGTAGTCCTTGTAATAAGGCAAAAGCTACCTCAAAGCTTGAGGATTGGTATACAGAAGAGAATGAGCATTATTGCGAGGAAAGATTTGTTAAACTAAAACAGTGGTGTTGATTATTTTTTACAGTGGAACCTAAAAGAGATCCTTACGAATTTTTACGTGAAAAAGCATTGAATGTTGCTGCTGAAATGGAAGCGCATAGAAATGAACGTGATGTAAATATAGGTAGACGTGCTATTGCAGGTGAGAAACCAGCTACTGTAAGGGAAAAAATGGATGATAGAGTTTTTAATACATAATTATGACTAATAGAGCTAAAGCAGTGCATCTTGCAAAAGAACACTTAAAATGCAATAAACCTAAAAAAACACCTAGTCATAAGACAAAATCTCATGTTGTAAAGGCTTGTAAGGATGGTGAAGAAAAATTAATAAGATTTGGTCAACAGGGGGTTAAGGGTGCAGGAAAGAATCCACAGTCTGCAAAAGATAAAGCAAGAAAGAAATCTTATTATGCTAGACACAATGCTCAAGATTCCAAGCCTAGTAAAATGTCTGCTCGATATTGGTCACATAAAGTTAAATGGTAATTAAATTAAAGACCAGCTACGCCACCATTTAGTTATTACATATTTATCACCTTTTATTGGTGGTAAGGCTTCATGCATAGTTTTGTAATTTGGTTTGCCATCTCTATATAAATTATTCCACGCTAAAAGTAATCCAGGTTCTGGTTTAACTTTTAAATTTAGATGTTTAAAATAAGTTTCTCCTCCTTCTTTGACATGATTTAAGTACATCATAGTGGTCCAAGTTCGTTGTCCCATCCATTCGCAATAGACTTTATGTTGTTTTTTATCACTTGGTGGGAAAAAATCCCAATGTTCTTTGTAATATTCACCAGGTTTATATTTTTGTGCTTGCATCGCCTCTCCAATAAAAGGATCTAGCTCTGTTAGATCTTCTAATTTATTATCTATATCAAGAATTAATTCTGTTGGAAAGAAGTGTAGATCTGCAGTTTCACTAGTTCTATAATCCGATGTAATTGCTTCATCTTTATCATTTGCTAGTGTGGATTTTCTAGTAGATTTATTTATACATTCAATTAATTCTTTACATTCATAATCTGTTAAAAAATTTCTATGAAAGTATATTTGTGTAAAAGGGTATGGTATTTTTTCTGTTTTATATATTAATGGATTGTTGTAGAAGTATTCATAGTTAATTGATTTTGGTGCTGATTTAAAATTACAGAGTATAAGTAAAGCCTTTATTTCATTATCACTTAAGTTATAAGCCTCTTTATAAGACCTTAAAATTTGTTCTTTTGTTACTCCACATAATGCAGTTCTAGTAAAATTTTCTGCTATTTTAGTTAATTCATCTATATGCATTTGTAAGTTTGAGTACTCGTACAATATATAAGTGTAACTATAGATCAAATTGGAGCTGATTGCCCTAAATTTTATAGTATTATTTGGTGGGAGCTATGGGATTAGTACGCTTCTACTTAAACGTAGTGAAAAGAAGATTGTAAGTAGGCGTTCTAGACGAGGAATTGCAGTGTCAGTTCAGCGCTGGTAATATATTGATAAGGTTCTAACTTTTTATGGATGCATTAGAGCTTCCGGTTGATGTCGAATTTTCAATTCATGCAGCTTCCCTTGCGATTCAAAATCTTGATCGTGTGGATCTAGAGGAGGCATTTATTGAGATGCTTCATCAAAAGGCTTTAGATAAGCAAATGTTTTTCAACATCATGAAGGACCACGGCATTGATGCCGATATTAAATTCAACATTTCCACCGTAGGACAGATCTCTTAAGTACCATGGCTACTCGCACAATTGAAGGCACTCTAGACACACAAAGCGTTGATACTGGTTCTGAGATTACCTATCTCGGTTCTACAGCTGCTAATAACCCTGGGGAGGCTGTAAGAGGCTTTCGTGTTAACCCAGGAGGTACAGGAGATATCAAGGTAACAATTGATCGTAGTAGTTCTATCAACACTATGGAGATCTTCCAAGAGGATTCCTACACAGCAGGATCTGCTCCAGCTGGTTATTCAAAATTTGCAAATATTGGTAGAGATGGAAAGGGTAAAGGAGTTGTAGGTGTAACCGTAACTAATGCTGCCAAAAATTATATTGTTCTTTTGAGATTAGACGGTTATTCTAGTGTTAGTTACAGCGGTAACGTTGTCGTCCCATAAGAATCAGAAATTACGTACTAGGTGGAAGGAACATCCTTTTTTAACTAGAAAAGGAATAAATTTAATAAGAACTCACTCAATGCCTCGTACCAATATTGGTATGGGGCGTTATGCGTCTTATAAGGAGTATGGAGAGGATATATGGCGTATTGGGTATGGAAGTAAGAAGTTAGGGAAAAGATGGTTGTCGTCTACGGATAAGGCTACTGAGGAAGAAATAGATTTACAGTTAGAAGAAGACTTGAAAGAATTTTCCGATTTAGTAGCTAACTATATTTTTGTTCCTTTAAATACTAATCGAAAGGCTGCTTTATTAAGCTTTGCATATAGCATTGGAATATGTTCTTTTAAAACTTGTCGTTTATTAGAATTAATAAATTCTTCCGCTGGTAAAACTAAAATTATCCGAGAATGGAGTCCTTATATCAATCAAATTTGGTTGTCTGGGGGTGATCTAATGAGAGATAGACGTCGTGTTGAATTGGATACTTATTATTCTGCAGATAAAGAGATTCCCACGTTAGTTCCTCATCGTTGTCGGGTAAAGAGATGTTTATTGAATCTCCCTGAAACTTATACTGGGGTTCCCAATCAGTTGAAAGCAATTGAATATCTTGAGAAAAAATTGGCTGAGTGGGACCCATCTGGAGAGGTTCTTCGCCAGTTCTTTCGTTATTGGACTCAGAAGCCCACTGGTCTAGGATCTCCGCCGCCTTAGGTTCAAAGTGTTTAAGCATGTCTAGAGAGTCTATTAATTGGAGTTCAGGGGTGTAGTTTTCTATTAGAGTTGTATAGTCCATTTAAGATTTATTTTCTTTATATCTTATAGCTTTACTAACGGCTTTCCTAGCTTTTTTAGCCGTTTCTGTGTTTTTAACAAATTGTTCTCCTCTTAAACTCCCTCTTTTCTTTTTGTCATCAGTCTTTTTTCGGTCTTCCTTTGACATGGCAGCCCATGCTTTTTTAGGGAGATACCTTTCAGTGCTTTTCTTACCAGCTTCAATAGCTTTATCAGCCATTTTTTTCAGATGATTTCAATACAGACAGGATTGTACTTAAACGATCTGCTTGACCTTTGTGCATTTTAGAAGCTTTTTCTAACTCCTTAATAATTACACCCATTTTCTTTTTTGTTTGTTCAGAAGCCATTAATTTTGAATTGAACCTCCATAAAGCCAAGCATCACAGGTACGAGAGCCAGCACATTTAAATTTAAATAATTGACAGTATCCAAGATCTGCACGGTCTTGAACATTTCTAGGATCAGCTCCTTTTGTCTCATTAATACCTTCAATAATACAAGAAATAACTAAATCTGATTGATCAAATGCAGCACAATTACAGCAACGAGCTGTCATTACCGTATCAACGTTACTATTCCAAAGGTCTGCTTTTTTTTCCCAAAAACCAGGATCTGGAAAAGCAGGGTTTAAAGGACCATAACCAAAGTTATCTATAGTCCAATCTCGATTTTTTATATTCTCTTCAATGTCCTTTGTAGCAGTAGGACAAGAATCCCCAACTTTTGTAGAGGTTTTATTCAGAAGAATGGTTACTTTAGAATTCATTTTTTCTTTTCGTATTCCTCTTTAGTCATCCACTTTTCTTTTCCCCATCTTTTTAAATCTTTTTGTTTTTCAGTTTTATCTCCTTTATACCCTCCACCTTTTTCTTTATATGCTTTAGCAAGCATTTGAGCTTTACGAGCTGACCATTGTCCTTCTTTCCCTCCTTTATCTCCTGCCATAATGCGATCTTTTATCCGCTCACGCATTTCTGGCTTTGTGTAATTCGCCATTAAAATTGATTTTGAATCGGCTTCTTATTAAGAATAACAGAAGGAATATTATCTGAATGTGACCTATAAACTTCTCTCATGTAAGCAGGATTATTCATTTCATAGTGTGGATCTTTTTCTCCAGTGTAAGAAACAACAAAATTACAAGGATTATTTTCTTCTTTACGTTTTGAATTAAAAGGATCACTAAATCCAGCTGTTTCTAATGAGTAATCATTATACATATTGCTATATTTAACTGGAAAACTGGAGCTATATCGTGGTGCTTGTGCAAATCTCATACTACTTTTTCTCTTCTTTTAATCCTATTTTAAGCAGTATTAAATATCCAATTAAATCCATAATTACATCTTCATCTTTATTTAGTAAGCCTGCACCTTTCTTTATCCTATTTAATTTATCATCAATTCGTACTAATAATTGTTCAACCGCGCTGGATTTACTAAATACCCGAAGAGGTTCAAGTGCAGAATTACCATAATTTTTATTTTTATATAATAAAAGTTCTTTAACATCTTCACAGATAGCTGCTATTTCAATTTGGGTATCGGTCATCTCTAACATGACGGTTAAAGTTTTAATTTAGCAGATAATTTTTCCTAAATTAGAAAAAATCTCTTTAAATCGTTCAGTTTGATCAAATCCAAACTCAAGATTAGGTAAATAGATAAAATAACCCCAAAATAAAGGTGCTTTTAAAGTAAATAATTTGTCTCCATGAATAGTATTAGCTCTATCGGTAGGTATACAAACTGGAAAATCCCACATTTCTGGACATGTTCTCATCATTTCGGGGTAGAGAGTATAAAACAGAGCTTCTGGAACGTTTCTGAGCTTCCATTCTCTTACTAGACGTCTAAACCAGATAACTGAAGGAGCTTTTGCTGCTGCTCCAGCTTTTACACTCCATCTCCATGTACCTCTTTCCTTACTAAAAGAACACCTACCAAATGTAGGAGGAAATAAATATGTTTTTCCTGTCCATGGTTCTTCAATATTTAATCCATCTTCTTCTAATGTATATATTTTCTTAGCTCTTACAAATTCGACGTTTGCAGAGTGAGTAGAACAAGGATCTAAATCAATATCTCCTAATAGTGCGGAGATATAAGGCAAATATTCTGCTGGAGTTATCCAATCATGATTGAGATGAGCTATGCGTCCTAAGACAAAGTGATAGTCAGCCCAACGTAACTTTCTTTTATGCTTCACATCATTTTTATAAAATCAGCACCTTCACTATCGTGTTTGTAGTGAATTAATTGCATTTTCTTTTGATCTTGAATGATGAATAGCGATTCTTTTTCTGGATCGATCTGTTCAGCTCGTGATATTGCTTTTTGCATTACCTCTGCAACTCCCTCCATATCTCGGTTATTGAAGTCATTAAGAGCATTTATTAAGTGATCTACTGTTAGGTAAAACATACTTTTTTTCTCTGGTGCATCAGGAACGTAAACCATGGCGCCAGGTCCTTCTTTTTTATAAAATTCACCATAAAACTCACACATATCTGCACATATGCGTTCAATCGTTAATTGAAGAAGCTTTGCTTCATCTTCACTGGTTACAGTTCTTAGAAGTTTTTTTAGAAGTTCGTTGCGTCTACTTGTCATAGGATTCTCTATCTGATTAAGTTTATCAAGCTTTTTCTTTAGTACCAGTCTTTTCTTCAGTTTCAGGCTTTTTCTTTAAAACAGATTTAATAAGATGACCTAATCCTGATTTTTTTAATGTCTCTAATAGTTTTGGTAATGGTTGATAAAGGACTACTGCTTTTTGCATATTTCCTATTTTTTTAATCAATTTTCCATTTTCATCTCTTAGTTTTGTTAGTTCCCCCTGTCGTATTAAGTATTCTGCAACGCATCTATATCTCCTTTTTTCTGCTAAATTTATCTCTGGATAACGATCACAGATGGTGCTTGTTCTCATATCACTGAATGTAAGTCTGATTTGATCAGCTAATGACAGTCCTAGCATTAAATCTGTTGTACTTGTCTCATAACTACAAATTAACTCTAAATAGCGTCGTAAATCGGCATTTTCAAAGCTACCTGAAGGAGGTATAAATATTTCTAGTTGTTCGATTAAGGAGTCAACTAGTAGGTCTTTAAAATTTTTTGTTGTAACAGAATTTATATCAAGTTCTGAAAACCTATAACTTTGATACAGATTTTCATCTGTTTCTATTGGTTCATATTCTGTTTGATTTAAGGCTTCAATCCAGTCCTCATTTTTTATAACTGTCATTCGAGGACTTTATCTTCTGTAATATTAGCCCAAAATCTCTGATTGTCCCATTGTTTTTTGTGATCAATCCTTAAAACCCATCGATAGTAGTCATTAATGTCATCCATATGCTCATCTATTGAAGTAAGTTGATACCATTTAGATCCATAAATTTCTTTAAGTCTCTTTTCACATTTAATATGTGATCCTCCATAATTGCAAGCCTCCCATAGGGCTTTAGCGAATTGCTTTTGTTGATAAGTAGTTAATTCTAAAAGATCTTCTATGGACAATTTAGCTATAAGTTCGCTAAACTCTGGGAGGAAAGGATATTGTTCATCATGCGCCGTCCGATTACTTACGCTGAGTTGTTGTTGATCCTTGCTCTCTTGCCAGTTGGTGTTATTGGTGTCCAGCATTTACATGGGTTTGTGACAGATAGAATCAGTATAGAGATAAAACTTAAATAGACGATATGGGCAGGAAGTCTCCCCCACCTCCAACAATAATAATGCCGCCTCCACCTCCACCACCGAGTGTGATAACGGAAGTGACGCCTCAAGAGACTTATCAAGATGCATCAGCTTATTTAAATCGAATACACAATCAAAGAGAAGAACTAGCTCGTAGAAGGTGGAATAGAGGTGAAACTGATGCAACCGTCGCAGTTAGCCATGCTGATGTTAATTTGCGGCATGCTGAACGTGCAGCTAAGTGGGCTAATAGAAATGATCCAGCTTTTGGAGCTCAATCTGGAGCACCTAATTTAGGTGGTACATCAGCAATTCTTGGTCAATTAGCACCTCCTCAAAGTGGTAGTGTTAGTCGAGATGCACGTATTAGACCAGGTTTACCTTCTCCAACTGTTGGTCCAAGTAGACCTTCTACACCTAATGATCGTCTTGCTGCTGCACAACAGGCTTATGCTAAAGCTCTAATTAGGAAAGATAATGAGGAGTTCTATTTCCCTGAGTTCCAAGAACCATCTTGGAAAGATAGAGATTGGTATGACACCATTAAGAAGTGGGATGATAGAAGTGAAAAGGTCGAAATTGGTGATGCTACACCGAAGATAATTAGTTAATTTTTATACTTCTCCAAAGTTAAGAAGCTCATCTTCATTTTGAGTTACTAATCCAAAATTAAGAGATAGGTCAACATTGTCTTTAACTAGACCCCAATCTAAAACGTTGACGTTTAAGCTTATTGCATAAGTAGTTTCTAAATAGCGTATATCATTTGTAATTAAGAATAAATATTCGCCTTTAGGTAGTTTAGTAATTGGATAATCGTCAGTACTTAAATTTGTATTTTCGTCTGTGTAATCAATAGAACCTTCATTATGTACATAACCATCATTATTAATAGGTAATTCTTCTCTTCTTTTGTCTTCTGTTATTCGATAAAAAGCGAGTAATGTATTTTTATTTGTATTTTTTTCATATGAAAATTGTGATTGGTCTTGTGTAAATTGAACAGATCTTGGTTCAACTAATTTTATTTTATAAAAAGTTGTTTGTTTACGAGATAAACCACCATGACTATTTTTTATTGAAAATGATCGAAATACGGAAGTAAAGTCTCCTAAATCAATAGGATTGTTTAAATTATCACCATCTTCTGCTGGAAGTGGATCAGATCCATAATATGAAGTAGGACCATAAGCGGTAGGTCCTGCTCCGCCAGTAGGATATGATTCGACTGTTCCTAGATTATAAAAACCTGTATTACTTGGAATTGTTGTTAGATACCTGCTCATTTTGTGATCTTAAGCCAGTAAATAGTCCGTGCATAGGATGATTGAAATCATCTCTGCCGTCCTTTTCATATAGTTCATTCATTATTCTAACTCGTGCAGCCATAGCCTTAACTCCTTCTCTCCCTGTACTCTCTTCTTCCATTGTTGGATAATTATGATAATCAAGAGCAATCTCTAAATGATTTAAACGAGCATCAGCTTCTTCTTTTGTATTACACCATGCACCAAAAGTTGTTTCGCCATCAATAACAACCATTGGCGCATAACTTCTCTCCTCTAAATGATAATTACTAGGAAATATATCACTTTTTTTTGTTACTACTTTTTGTCTTCTTGTGATGTTCGAAGATGTTTCCGTGGGTGAGTTTGATGTTCTCAATTTCATTTGGATGCTTGCAGTTTTTAAGTTCTCGGATTGTGAGATGAGTTGGATTACAGCAGAAAGCTTTGCAGGTTGGTCTACTGAAGATCCGGTATTTTCCAGTGTATCCGCGAGAGAGCCAGAAAGCTACCCTTGAAGCAGATTGAGTTTTAGCTGCATGAAAAGGTGATGGAAAATAGGCAGTTGATTCAGTTCCATGTTTTCTAGTAGCCCCCTGCCATACCCAGCAATCATCTGGTCCTTGTATATCAACCTGATCCCAGAAGGTTTTAGCTTGCCAATAGAAAGTACGAAAATCAAAATTGGTAACATCTACAGTGCATCTTCCTTTTTTTATTTCTTCCATACAGTCCAAGCATTCTCCCATTAGACCAAAATTTCCTTTGTGACCTGGTTTTAAACCTTGGTGCCAAGGGCATGTTTTACTTTCATTCATGAGATAGTTAATCCGAAAGTTTTTAACTTCAGTTGGATGTGCTTCAATTAATTTTTTACAAGTTAATAATAGCTTTTCCCAAACTTCATTAAAACTATCAGATTTTAACTCACCTGCAACGTCTTCATAAGTTATCTTATTGCAGATTCTTCTAACTGTGTGATAAGGGATTTTATAAACTTTTGATAGTTTTTTAATATTTATTCCTTCTTCATTTTCAAGTCTTAATTTAGTTATTAAGTCTTTAGTGAGTGCTTTATGAACTGGAAAACATCTTTTTGACTCTTCATATGCAACATCTGATCTTGTCCCCCAATAATAATGAGTTGGATTGATACAGTGTTTAGAGTTACAAATGGATCGACGAACAAGTACATTTTTTGTTTCTTCTTTATAACTTCCAATCATTGCTAACAATAGTGGTCTAGCATCTTTATTTTTATAACGAGGCATATTTGCCTTTGTCGTTTTAAAACCTTGTAATGCTGTTGAATTATATTTCTTGAGACACCAACACTGATCTTTTCCTATTTCTTTAATAGCTGCTTGAAGGGCTATTGCAAAGGTTATTTGGTCTTCTGGAGTTAAATCTGCATCTAAAAAAGGTGATTCAATAGGATTCATAAGTAGGGTAATGGGTGTTGTGTGACTAAGACTTCAGTTATAGCAAGAAAAACCGTTGACACCCAAATTGTAACTTTTTTGCCCTATTTTATTTAATTCTAGTCAGTATGAGGTTAGGTCTTTGCTTGTCACTATGTTATATATACATACTCTTACCTATCCACAACATGTACGTACTTAAGTAAAACCGCCTTTATTTTCTAAAATTTGGGTGTTCATAGCAAATCTATTAATTTAACAAGGTTTTTAAGGTGTTAAAAGTTAAAAAATGGCTTTCCCCCTACCTAAATTTAGCGATAGTTGAACATTTTCTCGTAAAGGTTGGCAAAATCATCGGCTTCATATGAGTCTCTAGCTATTCGACAGATACCACCTCCTGGGCAGCACACTCGGTGTTGATATAAGCCTTTATTTCCTAAGACTTCGATTGTTGTTCCGTGGGGTAAAACTGTCATCTTACTTATTATTCCCCGATGTTATTATTATAAGAACGTTGTTAATAGAAAGTGTTAAATTCAGGATTTGATCCATCTGGTTTAGGGATGCCTCAGGATATTGGTGATCCTCGTAGACAATCAAAATTACCTGGTGGGTATGCAACACAAGGACAAGCTGTTAGTGCGCCTTATGCAGAAGCAAATATGGCAGCGGCTCAAAAAATTAATCCCATGAATGCAGCTTCTCAGGAGCCAGGTGTGGGAGAAAAAGTTGACGATTTTCTTAGTAGACTTGGTGCATAGTAATGGGTGATACTGATTTTCCAGCAGTAATGGCAAATGGAGGTTGGGACGAAGCTAAAGATAAGGCGTCTAAATGGAAGACGTATAGAAGTGGATCATCTTCATATAGTCAATCAGGAACAGATATTCCAACCGGAGGTATGTATAGTCACGGTGAAGCTACTGATGGATCTGATATTGCACCTTATGGATACGAAGAATTTGGCATAACTCCAAGCTTATTAAGGTAAGGGACTAGATTTTGTAAGCGTAAAATTGAATATATAGATTAAAAATTAGTCGGTAGATGTCACAAACAAAAGCCCAGTTACTTGACAATATCAAGGATAACGTTCAACTTGATGCACGAAACTCTTTACGTTTTGCTGATACTGACTCAAGTCATTATGTAGCTTTCAAGGCGCCAGCTACGGTTTCGAGCAATGTGACTTGGACCCTCCCATCGGCTGATGGCTCTGCCAACTACGTTTTGGCTACGGATGGATCTGGAACGCTATCTTGGATAGCTGATCCAGCTGGACAATGGACAACTAGTGGTAGCAATATTTATTTCACAGGAGGCAACGTAGGAATAGGAGATAGCTCACCAAGTAATCCTCTATCTGTGACAGGGGCTTCAGCTTTTAATGGAGACGTAACTTTAACAGGTGCTAGTTATAACGTTACTTGGGATAAGTCAGCAGATGATTTGATCTTTAATGACAATGCAAAGGCTGCGTTTGGAACTTCGTCAGATTTATCTATTTACCATGATGGGTCTAACTCATTCATAGATGATTCTGGCACTGGCAATTTAGTAGTTCGATCAAGCACTATTGCTTTTGAAAATGCTCCAGGTGGAGGAGAAAGTCTTGCTAAATTCATAGGGAACGGAGCCGTAGAACTCTATCACGACAACACAAAGCGTTTTGAGACAACGGGTTCTGGTATAACTGTTACAGGAGGTGCTAATTTCTCATCAAATGTAGTTGTTGATAATGGCACAGTAAGATGTAATAGTGGTTTTAGTTCTGATACCGACTTAATTTTTAATTCTGATGCAAATGCTAACGGATCCAGCGCAATAATTTTTCAAGATGGTGGTAGTGAAAAAGCAAGAATCACAAGTGGGAACATACGAATAGCAAACGACTCAGGCAAGATACAATTAGGAGCTTCTCAAGATTTATCTATTTACCATGATGGAAGCGGATCGCAGATTACCAACTCAACTGGTTACTTAGTTATACAAAGTGACGATCTACGTTTAAGAGACCAAGCTAGTGGTCATCCTTATCTTAAGGGTGTAGCAGACGGAGCCGTAGAACTCTATTGGAATAATGCTAAAAAGCTAGATACCTATGAGTACGGAGTTAATGTAACAGGAAACATAACGACAACCAGTCATGTTTATTGGGGCGATAACGGTGAAGCGATATTTGGTGCTGGATCAGATCTAAAAATATTCCATGACGGCAGCCACTCTAGGATTTATAGCTTAACAGGTAATATATCTTGTAAAGCAAATGCATACTATTTTAATAATGCTTCTGGTACTGAGAATTGTTTAGATATAGTTCAAGATGGGGCTGTAAGTCTCTATTACGACAACGCTAAAGTTTTCTACACGGAAGCCTATGGAGCAGTAGTCAAACGACCTTCAGGTGGTTCAACAGTTCTTGAAGTTTACGGATCGGAAGGGGAAAATGCTGAAATCAATTTAAAAGCTGATGACGGTGACGATAGTGCTGACCGTTGGAAAATAAAAGCTAATGCTAGTTCTAGCTTGTTTGAAATACAAGACTATGCGTCAGGCAGTTGGGTAAGTAAAATACAAGTTCAAGGTGGAGCTGCTGGAGCTGTTTTCTTAAGTTATGGAAATTCTCAGAAATTGTACACAACTTCCGCAGGAGTTACAGTATCGGGAACTATAACGTCAGAGGTTACAGGTACCAGTATGGTTGCCGCTACATTTATAAACAGTGGATCAACATCAGACGGAACAGAAGTTCAAATTAGAAATGATACTAATACACCTGCTGATGGTGATCAAACTGGTTATTTACAATTTTCTGGTAAAGATTCCAATGGAAACTCAACTATATATAATGCAATAATTGGATATACGGATGACGTTACAGATGGCACAGAAGATGGAAGTTTAAAATTCTTCTGTAGAACTAATGGTGGCTTTGCTCAAAGGTTAGCAATAGCTGCAGATGGTACGTTTACAGGTTCTGCTTCTAATGATATTTCTGACCAAAGATTAAAAGACAACATTGCAACTGTTGTAGATCCAATTGGAAAAATAAAAGCAT